TACGAAAATCCTAAATTAAAACTTAAACGAGCACTAAAACATAACATTAAATCAGTCCCTCGTATATTGTGGACTAATGTTAAGTTGTTTTTTAAGTTAAATAAAATATGTAGAAATATCTTTTATTCTACTCACCATATGTCTCATATGGCTTATTCCTATTATACATCTCCTTTCAATCGTGCTACATTAGTTAGCGTTGATGGAGTTGGTGAAGAAGAAACAATATGTGTCGCTAAAGCTAAAAACAATACAATTACCCAAATTGAATCTACCAAATATCCACATTCATTAGGCCTACTATACTCAGCAATAACTGCTTATTTAGGATTTAAACCAAATGAAGGTGAATATAAAGTAATGGGATTAGCATCATACGGTAATCCTAAAAAATATGCTGGTGCTTTTAATAAATTAGCCTATCATAAAGATGGAATACAAATAAACATGAAATACTTTTCTTGGAATATAAGTAATAAAGTAATGTTTAACCATCACTTAATAGAATTATTAGGCGATAATAGATTACCAAATGAACCTATAACACAACGCCATAAAGATATAGCTGCTGCTTTACAACACAAATATGAAAGTATGTTGTTTTATATTTTAAACAAACATAGTGATGATAATTTGTGTTTAAGTGGTGGGTGTGCTTATAATGGAACAGCAAATGGTAAAATAACAAAAAACACCCCCTATAAAAAGCTATGGATACCAACAGCACCATCTGATGCTGGTTCATGTATTGGAGCTTGTCTAAATTATTTACAAATCAAAATACACCCAGACCCATTTTTAGGTCCTAGTTATGACTTTACAATGTGTGGTGGTAAACCATTAGATTTTGATGTTATTGCTAAAGAATTAAATGATGGTAAAGTTGTGGGTTGGTATGAAGGACGAATTGAATTTGGAGCTCGCGCATTGGGTCATAGAAGTATATTAGCTAATCCTACATTACCTCATATGCAGGACCGTATTAATAAGCTAATTAAAAAACGTGAAATGTTCAGGCCGTTTGCTCCAATGGTAATCTATAGAGATCAAATTAAATACTTTAAATCCGCTGATAACGTGCCTTTTATGAACCAAGTAGTTGAAGTTAAAGAAGAATATAGAGACATATTAAAAGCCATAACTCACGTAGACGGAACGGCACGTATCCAATCTGTAAGAGAAGGTAATATGTACAAATTATTAAAAAGCTTTGAAAAGCAAAGTGGTTTTCCTATATTATTAAATACATCATTTAATGTTAAAGATAAAACTATAGTATTGTATCCTGAAGATGCATTACAGACATTCTATGATACAGATCTAGACATATTGGTAATTAACAATAAAATGTATTTTAAATGATAACAGTATTATTCGGACAACCACACTCAGGTAAAACGACATTAGCTGATAAACTAGAAGCGGATTATTATATAGATGGAGACCATCTAAGAACTATGTTTCAAAACAAAGATTATAGTAGGCAAGGTAGAATTAATAACTTAAATAGAGCTAGTGATATTGCTACTTATTTACATTATAACGGTGAAAACGTAGTTTTATCTTTAGTTTATCCATACCAAGAAACAAGAAATTACTTAAATAGCTTGGTACCTGGAGTTAAATGGATTTATTTAACATATGAAATAGATAGAGGTAGAGAACAATTCCACGTAGCTGATTTTGAACACCCAGCTGATGATGAAGCTCTATACCTAAATACAGAATGGATAAGCGAAGAAGATTGTATTAAACAAATTAAAGAATATGTGGGATAAGAAAGTACATGTTAAAAGTTCAATGGAACGTAAAGATAGCCAATGGTCATTGTTTATTGGACGTTGGCAACCACTTCACACTGGTCATAAGGAATTATTTAGACAAGTAATTAGTGAAGGTGGTAAAGTGTGTGTTGCAATTAGAGATGGAGAAGTTAATGAAAAAAATCCATTTAGTCCATTTCAAGTAATGGATAATATCTTTAATGAAATGCAAGCTGAAATAGAAGCAGGCACTCTAAAAGTAATCATTATACCAGATATCTGCAGTGTTGAATTTGGACGCGGTGTTGGATACGATATTATAGAGCATATACCCCCACCTGAAGTGGCCGAAATATCAGCAACTAAAATACGTGAACAAATGAAGTCTGAGGGTAAATTATGATAGTACAACGAAAAAGACATATAGCAAAAACCATTAGTTATCGCGTTGTTAGCACGTTGATTGGATTTGGTATTATGTGGGTTATTACGGGTAGTATTAAAATTGGTGCTGCTTTCGGTGTTGTTGAACTAATTTACAAACCGGTACAATATTATATCCATGAAAGAATATGGTATAGATGGATTAAATATGGTTTAAAAGAAAAAAAAATAGAATTATAAAATTGTGAAAATATTAATATTATATACCCCAAGAAGTGGCACCAATTCAATAGCATCGTATTTTTTAAAGCAAAACCCGAATTATGAATATTTTAATCAACCTTTTAGTCAATATAAGGAAATAGGTATTAGACACGCATCATACCCAGAATGCTTAAAATATAATAATGTTTTGGTAAAAAGTGATATTGTAAATTTTAATAAGCTTAAAATAAATCAAAATCAATTATTGTCTGATTTTGATAAAGTCCTACTAATCTCACGAAAAGATAAAAGAGAACAATCTATTAGCTTCATCATTGCAGCTCAACAAAATAACTACTTAGATAATACTAAAAGGACATATTTTACAGGAGGAATAGATCAAGAACAAATAAAAGAAATGATCAGTAATCAAGAAAATTACCAAATACTATTGGAAAAATATATGGATGTTCAAATACCTCTTTTTTACTACGAAGATTTATATTTTGACAATTTTAGTAAATTATTTGAATTTTTAGAACTTAAATACATAGAAGTGGATTTTATGGATATTTTAGACGTAAAAAATAAATATAAAACTAAAGATTTAGAAAAGAAAGAAATAAACACATTAGTTTAATATAAAGATAAAAACTTAATATTTATATATAAATAACAAAAAATTATGAGAACAGTATTAATTGGTTCAGACTTCATGTACGATAAAGATGGTAATCTTAAACCCATTGAAATAAATACTGCAGTTGGTTGGGACGGTATCGGGAAACTAGAAGAAGATGTAGATTGTTTAGATTTAACAGATCTATATACCTTTATAGATAACAATAACTTTCAAAATATACATTATATTGGCCATATTTCTTATTTTCATGAAATACTAAAAACCCATTATAGTGGTAGCCTAATTACATATGAGTTCCATCCAGTTAACAAAGAAGCATTGACGATTCCAAATATAGAAGATAATAGTACTACATTAATTATTAGAAGTGCGTATGATACTACAGCATTAGTAGATGACATTTATTGTAGAGATAAGGTTAATTTCATGAATTTAATAAAAGACCAATCATTTGGCTCTCAATTTGCTTATATGGATGAGTCTGGTACTATTATTAGTAATATAACAACAATAACAGATAATAATATTCACCCTAATTTTATACTAAAATCCAAATTACCAGGATACGATACAGATATTTACCCTAAATTTTTTAAAGTATCAAACCAAACAGAATTAGACACAGTTATATCAGAAAATGTAACGGCTGATTACTTTTTAATGGAAAATTATGTCAACGAAGAAAAAGTATGGAATGGACATTTAAAGGTAATTAGAAGTTTAAATTTATTATATCCACCAACATTAGAATCAATACAACTAGGTCAATATACTAAAATAAACCATAATTTTTTACAAGAAAGTGTAACATATAATAGTACTTTTGAATTAGATTCTTCATTTAGAGAATCGTATCTTACTAATTTACAAACAAGATGGCAACCAAAACTATTAGATACCGATATGGTAGAAATGGCAGATGGTACATTTAAAACTGCACTTGATTTGCAAATAGGAGATTTGATTAAAACAATAGATATACCGAACACCGATGGTACAACGGGTACATCACAGGAATATATCTATAATAATTTAACGTATGAAGGATTGATATCTAATACAATATATTCCACTAATGAGGTAATCAACAAGAAAAAAGTAAATAGATTAGCAGTTTTATCTAAATTAACGTTTGAAGATGGAAGCACCTGGGAAGATACAATAGGTTCTTCATATTTAATAGATATAGATGGTACGATTCAATTTAAAAGAATTGATAATTTACAGGTTGGTGATGTAGTTTTACTATTAAATAGTGATAATGACAATTTAGAATTTGTAAGAAAAACAATAGTTTCTAATATTGAATCAAAGTCGGTATTTTCTGGTTGGTTCATATCGGTTGCAAATGAACATTTATTCTTAACAAAAACAACAACATCAACAAATAATGAATCTTATGTTTCAATAGAACATAACTTTCCTCCTTGCCCAACGTTTGTTTGTATCAATGATTGTTATTTATCAAACCCAGGTGGAGAATGCCCTTCTTGTCCAAAATACGCCCCCTGGTGTTGTTTTGGTACGTGTAGAGATTAATTAAAATATTAATAAATAATAAATAAAATATGGCAAATATTATAACAAATACAGAAATTAATACATTAAATACAACATTATCTACAATAGGTAATTTAATACTAGCTGCAAATAGTTAGTAACACACCTCAATAAGTTATGTATGGTTTTTTTTATTCCTAATATTCTTTCAAAAGATGAATGTAAGTATTTAAGTGAACAATTTGATATTGAACGCAGATACAATATGTCTACTGATTATGAATATACTGGTACTAATGTTTCTTATGGGTTTGCGCCATCATTTCTATTCAATACTTATTTAGATAAACTAAAATCAAAAGTATTAGAATATAATTCTAACATAGATGATTTATTAAATGTAAACACATATGTTAGGGAGTATGTTAATTATTCTAAATTAAATAAGCATATAGATAGAACTGATATTAGTGTTACAATATCAATATGTTTAGAATCAACTATTAATAAAGAATGGCCACTTTATGCCGAAATAGAAGGTAAAGAATATTGTTTTAATACTAATGCTGGTGATGCTATTTTATTATTTGACGCAGATAAAAACATTCATTGGAGAAATCAACTGCAATGTAATAAAAATGAAAGAGTATTACAGTTTTTTTTACACTGGATGCCCGTTAATTATGTTAGTAAAAAAACAAAAACAATAGTTTAATGAATTTTATAGCTTCAAAAAAAAATAAAATAGTATTAATTACTCCTCCTAAAACAGGAACTTATTCTATTACAAACTATTTAGATAATACCGTGTCGGATAAATCTTCACCTATTAATCAAGTTACATACCCAATATACCATTTAACTATATCTGAAATTTGTCATGTATTTGATATTAATCAATCAGAGTTAAAAGAATATAAAATAATTCAATGTGTTAGAAATCCATATAATAGAATGGCATCTGCTTATTTTCATCAAATGAAATTACAAAATATGTACATTGAATTTGAAAAGTTTTTAGAAAAGGTACAGGAAACAAAACACCTATTACCACATAATCTAGATGAATTTTATATTAAATTTTACGGTAATATAACATATAAATACAATTCCTTTAAAAATAATAATTGGGGAGGTGCTCGATTTTATTATGACCAAATTTGGTTTAACGATTTAAAATTAGATAATATAACATATTTTAAATTAGAAAATTTATCCATAGACACCAGCTCATTATCAAACTTTATAGGTATAAATACTAATAAATTTCCACATATTAACAAAAACCAAACACCAACTGATTATAATAAATTGTACAACAAAAAATGTATATCGATAGTTGGCGAACTATACAAAAACGATTTAAAATATTTTAATTATGAATTTTAAGATGTGTGGGGATATAGATATAACCCATTTAAAAGATAACTTAGATGGATTGGATTGGAGTGAACATACCCTAAGACAAAATTTGTACGAAGTGCATAAAGACACTCAAACTTTAGAAATTATGTGGGATGTTGAATCATTACAAACTAATAAAATTGGTAAAATACATTCTAATTATTATAAATTAGATATTGAATCATTTTTGGAAAAAATAAAACCAATTTACGAATCAAATTATGGGGGGGGATATTTTATAAGAATACTTCTTGTAAAATTAAAATCAAATTCAAATATTGCTCCCCATGTTGATACCGGTGATAGTTTAAAAAATTGTAAAAGAACTCATATACCAATTATTACAAATTCAAAAGTGACATTTACAATTGGAGGTGAAACTAAAAATTTAAAAGAAGGTGAAATTTGGGAAATCGATAACACTAAACAACATTCCGTTGATAATAATAGTGATATAGATAGAATTCATTTATTAATAGATTATAAAATTTCTGATAAAAAAACAAAATCATTATTATAAATAAATTATGGCATTTACATATACAATAGAACCCAACTTCTTATCAAAAGAAGAATGTAATGAGATATTAAATTTTTCATTGGAAAATTTAACATTAATTCCATCAAAAGTTATTTATAATGATATAAAAGAAACCAACAAAGTTAGAAAATCAAATCAAATATATTATCCATACTATGCAAAATTTCCATTTTTATTAGAAAAAATGAGTAAATTGTTAAATAAACATATTAATGTTAAAGGATTTGATTTGGATTATAAACATAGTGAATTTCAATTTACCGAATATAAAATAGATGGACATTTTGATTGGCATAAAGATGTCTATGGTGAAAAAATTACAAATTACGATAGATATTGTTCATTAGTGATACAATTGAATGATGAATATGAAGAAGGTAATTTACAAATAAAAAATTTGGGGGGTGAAATACTTACAATTGAAAAGGGTGTCGGTAATTTAATATTATTCTTATCAGACATTGAGCATAGAGTGGTTCCTGTAAAAAATGGAGTTAGATACACAATTGTTAATTGGATAAAATTAAAACAAAACAAAGATTATAAAAAAACAATGTTGTAATATGAAATTAGATTTTAAAGAAATAACAACAGCGTGGTATAATAAATTTAAACATACCCCGCTACAGAAAAAATTAGCAGATTCAAGATTTGATATTTGTTTAGAATGTCCATCTAAAAAGGAAATATTTGAAGGTAAACAATGGTCATTAAAATGTGGTGAATGTGGTTGTCCATTAAGTGCAAAGGTTTATACTCCTAAAACTTATTTAAGTGATGGTGGGTCTTGTCCTTTAAATAAATGGAAAGACATTGAAGATGAATATACTAAAAGTATTAAAAATACTAAAACTATATTATAATAAAAAATATTATATAATGGTAATTACAATTTTAGCAGAACCTAGAAGTGGCTCAACGAATTTTACCAATTGGTTTTATAAAAATAAAATTTTTACCGTTTTCTTTAATCCAACCATTAAACCTGAATTTAGGAACTCTAATCACAATTGTTATCAAAACGATATCCATCCAAAAGATTACAAATATAAAACCGAACACCTTTTTATAAAAGAAGATTATTATCATTATAAAAAATATGATACATTTATATCAACATCCGATAAAGTAATTTGTTTGTATAGAGAAAATGAAAAAGAACAAATAGAATCATGGATAAACGCCAAAATAACAAATAATTGGGATAAACAATGGGTTTCAAAAAATATAAAAAATATTAATGAAACTTTGTTTTTTAAAGAATTAAAAAATAGTTTTAAAAAAGAATATCTTGATAAAGATTATTTTAAAATTTCATACGAAGAACTATACTATAGTAATGGTTTTCAAAAAGTATTAGATTATATAAATATAGATGAATTAGAAAATAAAAACTTCCCTTATGGTCAAAAATATAGAATAGATGATAATAAACCAAAAAGTCTTATTTAGTATAGAAGAATGTAATTCAATTATAAGTTTAAGTAAATCAAATTTAAAAGAATGGTTCTTAAAAGATAGAAGCTATAATTCATATGCTATAAACTATAATAAAAATACAGAATGGATATTTGATAAATTAAAACTATTTTTTGAATCTGAAACTAATATAAAAATACAAAAATTAAAAGAACAAGTACATTTTCATAAATTTAATAAAGGAGATTGGTTTAATAAACATAATGATATTAGGGATAATCGTCTTTATGCAGTTGGTGTTTTATTAAATGATAATTTTTACGGTGGTGATTTTAAATTATATAATCCATCCGAACAAATTTTAAATAAAACAATTGGAAATACTTATTTGTTTGATATAAGAATTGAACATGAAATAACACCTATTACAGAAGGAGAAAGATATTCATTATTGTGGTTTTTACAAAACGAACATATCAAATTTCAAACAAATAAATTAATATGAAATATTGGACCCCAGAAACATTTGAGATATCAACATATAAATGGAGTATTAATGACCGCAAAAATAAATCATACACTACTTCAGGATCGGATAATTCAGGAAAATGTACTTATACCTATAATTCATTAGGATTTAGAGGCGATGAACCTAATAAACATGGTTTTAAAGTAATGTCTATAGGTTGTTCCCATACTGAGGGTGTAGGATTAAATGATGACGAAACTTGGTCACACCAATTATGTAAATTAATTAATGGGGTAGACTTAAATTTTGGTTATGGCGGTAGAAGTAACGATTATGTTGCTCGATGCCTATTAACATACTTTAATATAATCAACCCAGATTTAGTACTAATTATGTATCCAGACCAGGATCGAAGAGAATATTATACTGAAGATGGAAATATAGAGCCATTTGCTTATAATCCTTGGGGACATTTAGTAGAAACAGAAGAGGGTAAAGAAATTTATAATGGTTTAATGGCAATAGCTAATAATGAATCTAATTATATAAATTGGTATAAAAATCATTTATTAATAAAATATTACTTAGAAACCAAACAATGTCCGTGGGTATGGAATGGATCGCATCTGTTTGCAGGAACTGATGAGCCTAATAGATTTGATGGTGATTATAGAAATTTTATAGATTATGGAAAAGATGGTAACCACTCAGGCCCACTACATAATAAACAATATGCAACAAATTTACATCAATTTTTAATAAGCAACAAAATTATTTAGTTTTATAGCTTTTTTATATTTATACATAAATAAACACAAACAATCATGTTTAAAATTATCATGCAGTTCATTCCAGGAAATGACCAAATATGGGTAGAAAAATTAAACCCAACTGACCCTGTCTATCAATACAATGATGAGTCAGAAGCACAAGCTAAAGCAGAAGAATTACAATCAGCTGACGCAACTGGACGCTTATATAGAGTAGATTCTTCTATATAAAACAAGTTTGGTTGTCTCAATCCTTTTGTATATATTTATATCAAACAAATAAAATTTATTATGACAGTATTAGTAATCCTAATCATCGTTGCCGTAGCGGTATTCGTTGCTATGAAAACCGGTAAAGTTAAAGATGCAAACAACAACAACATTCCTGACGCTATTGAAAAACCACTCGAAGAAGTTAAAGAAGTAGTTAAAGCAACTGTTGCAAAAGTAAAGGCTCCTAAAGCGCCTAAAGTAGAAAAACCAGTAGCCAAAACAAGTGCAAAAAAATCAACTAAAAAATAGTTATGAGTTCAAAATTAACAGCTGAAGAATTACAACAAATTAAAGATTTACAATCTAAGTACAATCAAGCAATATTTGAAATAGGTGCATCTGAAGCACAGTTAATTGCATTCCACCAGGGCATTGAGAGATTACAAAAAGCTAAAGAAAGTTTAATATCTGATCTATCAACAATTGAACAGAAAGAAACGGAACTAGTTAAATCTCTACAAGAAAAGTACGGACAGGGCAATATAGATCTAGAAACAGGAGAAATAACATTGGATCAACAATAACCTGCGGTTTATAATTGTTTTTGGATATTTATTATTAGGTTAATCCTATTAAATTTTCAAAAACAATTATAAAAAATGGGCGAAAAAATTTTATCTCCTGGCGTATTCCAAAATGAATCTGACCAATCGTTAGTTCAAAGAGGTATCCAAGGTACAGCAACTGCTTTAGTTGGTCCAACTGTGTTGGGTCAACCATTTGTTCCTACCTATGTTACTTCATACAGTGAATATGTACAAAAATTCGGAGAAACATTCAAAAGTGGTAGTTACTACTACGAATATTTAACATCATTAGCTGCTTACGATTTCTTTAATAATAATGGTCAAACATTATTAGTTACTAGAGTTATTAGCGGCTCAGCTAATGTTAGCACTTATGCTTCTTCAAGCGTAGCTTCTGCTGCTACTTTAACTTCTGGAGTTGCTGCTACAGCTAATTTAAATTTAACTAATGCTGCTATAACTCAACATTCTGCTTCTATTAACGGAATTTACACATTAAGGTTAACTGGATCATCTCCACACGATGTTTACAATATTCTTACTGGATCTGCTGCTTATAGTGCTATTTCTAGTAGTGTTGTTAGTGCTTCATTCTCATCTCCAGACGTAGTATTTACTGCAATTCCTAGAGGAACAGTAGGTAATAATTACTATTATACTACTGGTAGTGGAGCAACTTTACAAACAGTACCATTTACCGGTGGTGATGATTTCGTATCATTTACTCTTGAAACCATAGCTTGGGGTAACACCATGAACAACTCAGGTAGTATGTCAGCAGGTGCTTTAGCAAGTGGTAGTGCAACTAACGTTCGTTGGGAAGTAACGCAAGTAAACCCAAATAATGGTACATTTACATTAGCAATTCGTGCAGGTAATGATAATGCTGCTCAAACTAACTATTTAGAAACATTCCCTAACTTATCATTAGACCCAGCTTTACCTAACTTTATCTCTCGCGTAGTTGGTGATTTAAAACCATTTTACAAAGTAGATGGGGATGGTGTTCCATTTATTGATAATGTTGGTTCTTATGCCAATGCTTCTTCATATGTTCGTGTTAAATCAGTCACAACTCCAAATATAGATTCAATTGACAATAATGGATTCTTTAAATCAGGATCTTATAGTGGTAGTTTACCAATAGTAGGTAGTGGTTCAAGAGGTGGTGCATTTAATGGTGGCGTTGCTTCAACAAATGCAGTTCAGCTAATGAATGAAAATATCACAACAACTAATATTCAAGGGTTTACTCCTGCTGATTACCAAATAGCTTTTAATTTATTAAATAATAAAGACGAATACCAATTCAATGTATTAGTAGCACCAGGTATTACTTTAGATAACAGTGCTGCTGCAACAATGATTTCTACTTGTGAAGGTAGAGGTGATGCTATTGCAATGATGGATTGTAAAGTATATGGCTCAACTGTAACAGGTGCTACTTCAGCCGCTTCTGGTCAGTCTAGTAACTACGCTGCTACTTATTGGCCTTGGGTTCAATTATTCTCAACTAAACTAGGCAAAGCAGTATGGGCTCCAGCTTCAACTATAATGGGTGGTGTTTTAGCATTCAACGACCAAGTAGGTGCTGAATGGTTCGCACCAGCTGGTTTAAACAGAGGTGGTGTTAGCGCATTAAAAGCTGAAAGAAAATTATCTCAAGCAGATCGTGATGCATTATATGAAGGTAATGTTAACCCATTAGCTACATTCCCAGGAAATGGTGTTGTAGTATTTGGTCAAAAGACATTACAGAAGAAAGCTACAGCTTTAGATAGAGTAAATGTTCGTCGTTTATTAATTACATTAAAAGACTTTATTGGTCAAGTTGGAAACAACTTAGTATTCGAACAAAATACAACAATAACTCGTAATAGATTCTTATCTCAAGTAAATCCTTACTTAGATAGTATTGTACAAAGACAAGGTTTGTATGCTTACCAAGTGGTGATGGATGATTCAAATAACACACCTGATGTAATCGATAGAAACCAATTAGTAGGTCAGATTTATATCCAACCAACTAAAACAGCTGAATTTATCATATTAAATTTCAACGTATTACCAACTGGCGCTACATTCCCTGTATAGGGGGATGTAGTTGCTAATATTTATTAATAGCAATATAAACACAATATAAAATGGCTGTATTATCACCAAACGAAATAATGTTCACAGCGTTTGAACCTAAAGTTCAGAACCGTTTTATCATGTACATCGATGGTATCCCTGCGTACTTGATTAAAAAAGCATCTGCCCCTGGATTTGAAGCTGGTGAAATTATTTTAGATCATATCAACGTTTACCGTAAAGTTAAAGGTAAAGTTCGTTGGAATGATATGACTTTAGAATTATACGATCCTGTAACTCCATCTGGTGCACAATCAGTAATGGAATGGGCTCGTTTAGCACACGAATCAGTAACTGGTCGTGATGGTTACTCAGATTTCTACAAAAAGAGCATCACATTAGATATCTTAGGTCCAGTAGGTGATGTAGTAGGTGAGTGGATTATCAGCGGTGCTTACGTTAAAAATGCAACTTTCGGTGAATACGATTGGAGCTCAGACGCTGCCGTTAGCTTAACAGTAACGATAGCTATGGATTATTGCATATTGAACTTCTAATTATATTTCAATATCTTTTTATATAAGGCGTCTGCTTTTAGCAGACGTCTTTTTTTGTTTTATATTTATATTCATGGAATTATTAAAGTCGTTTGATAAAACAAAACTAGATTTAGAAAATCCTTCACCATCGGGTTTTAATAGACTTGATACTATTACTGATTACAACGCTGATAGTACAGGCACCCCAACTAGTACAGCAAATCCTGGTGCTCCATCTCGTTTCTTTCAAAAATTTGTCCCACAAGAAACATATTTACAGTATGTTAAGGATTTACCTGGCAAAAGTAATTTATTAAATTTAAGTAGTCCTAATAGTAATATTGATATTTCCACCAACACCAAATATTCAATATTTGACGCTACTAACCTTGACATTGAAAAACCAGGAGTTAATGGTGGTATTCCATACAAACAAGAAAAAGACCCAACAGTATATCCAGTAACATCACAAAGAGTAACACAATTAAGGGGAGCATTTCCAGTACAGGGAGAGGGTGCTAAAAAATATACCCAACCATTCACCCCAACTAAAACATATTCAGAGTTTATAAAGAAGTTTATTTAATACTACTTGGTAAATGCCCTTTTTCTTCGTATATTTATATATATAATAAATAAAATAAGTTTATGGCTGAATTAAAAATTCCAACAGAAATCGTTTCGTTACCCTCAAAAGGTTTACTGTATCCTGAAACATCTCTACTATCTAAAGGCGAAGTTGAGATGAAATACATGACGGCAAAAGAAGAAGATATCCTTACGAATACCAACTACATCCGTCAAGGTACCGTTATTGATAAATTATTACAAGCACTAGTTGTAACACCAATTGACTATAATGAATTATTAGTTGGTGATAAAAATGCAATTATGGTTGCTGCTCGCGTATTGGGTTATGGTAAAGATTACACATTTACCTATAATGGTAAAGAAGTTACAGTAGATCTATCTACATTAGAAGATAAAGTAGTTGATGAATCATTATTTACCCGTGGCGTAAATGAATTTACATTCACAACACCAAAAATCGAAAATGTATTAACATTCAGACTATTAACACACAATGATGAGAAAAAAATCGAAGCTGAAGTTAATGGTATGAAAAAAATCAACCCAGATTCTTCAACAGATATTACGACTCGTTTAAAATACATGATTACATCTGTGAATGGTGATCGTGAACAAAAATCAATTCGTGATTTCGTTGATAATCATTTATTAGCACCAGATGCTAGAGCATTACGCGAATATTATGGTAAAGTTACCCCAGATGTTAATTTAATCTTCAAACCAGAAGATGAAAACTATACAGGGGAGGGTATAGCGGTACCTATTAATCTTAACTTTTTTTGGCCTGACTTCGGATTATAGATTAATCATGTTTTCGCAAATTCATGATATTGTATTTCATGGAAATGGTGGATATGATTGGGAAACAGTATATCATATGCCTATATGGTTACGTAGATTCACGTTTAATAAAGTAAAAGAATTTTACGATAAACAGAATGAAGAAAAAGATAAAATTGAAAATACGTTAGCAAATAAAAGTAATAAAAACGACTTATCGCGACCAAACATAGCTCCAAAACAACCCACACCAACATATATAGTAAAGGCGCCTAAGAAATAGGCGCTTTTAATATTTATATATAACACATCCGCAATAAATTATGCCTGTTGATCCGTTAATACTCGAAAAACTTAGTAATGACCTAGATACACTGGAGGGTCAACTGCAAGATATTGCTCGTAATCTAGAAAAAGGCTTACGAAACAAACTATCAGATTCAGTAACTGAAACTAGAAATTTAGTTGATGCTTTTAGTGAAGGTGAAGATGTTACTAAAAAGCTATCAGCTCAAATGTCAAAAATGCAAAAGGAAAGTAATAAACTTTCTCTTAATGGCATTAAATTACAAAATGACTTAACACGAGTTCAAGCTTCAGGCAATAAATTAGCCGAAGGAAAAATAAGAAAAGCAATTTTACAAAATAATCTTGCTACTCAGATAGTAGAAAAAGAACAAACTCTTCTTAATAATCTCCAACAACAAGTTGATGCTCAAAAAGAAGTATCAAAATCCCTAGCAGACCAAGTCCAATCAGCTTTTTCTCTTGAAAAAATAATGTCCTCGGGTATAGTTAAAGCTGTCCTTGCTATAGATACTCAAGTAACAAATCTTAGTAGATCACTAGGTGTTAGTTATGACTCAGCAAAATCCATGAGAAATGAAATGGAATCTTTTGCTAAGGAAGCTAATGATGGTTTTACCACAGTAGCACGATTATCAAAAGCACAAGCTGACTTAACTGAACAATTAGGAATTGCAGTTGATTTCGGTAAAGAAGAAACACAACAATTTGCTAAACTAACTGAATTAGTAGGATTA